TCGCACCAACTCAATGGAAAGCACAATTAACAAACTTTGCTTATCTTGAGTTCACAGCAAATGAAGGTGCTCCAGTATCAAATCCAGACAATAATACTAATTGGTATTATGCTGTAGTTGATGAAGCTGATATCATGATCAACACTACAGATGGTTGGAAGGGCTATCGTAACGTAGCATTTGATGATAACGGTTTCCCATTACCATACGGTAGCGGTACACCAGATACAGATCCAAACGGACCAATCGTCAGTGCAAGCGAACCAACTGAACAATCAGATGGTACAGCACTTGTCTACGGTGATCTATGGATCGATACTAGCGATTTAGAAAATTATCCAATTATCAGTCGCTATCAAAACGTAGGTGGTGAAGATCAGTGGGTACTAATTGACACTAGCGATCAAACTAGTTCAAATGGTATTGTATTTGCTGACGCACGTTGGTCAAGCAATCAAAATACTATCAACCCAGTAGATGATCCAATTCCAACAATTCAATCATTGTTAGTAAGTGACAATCTTGATTTGGATGCCCCAGAGTCATCACTATATCCAGTAGGTATGATGTTGTTCAACACTCGTCGCAGTGGTTATAACGTAAAACAATATCGTACTAACTACTTCAATAGTTTAAGTTTCCCAGATGAAATTCTACCAACTATTAAGAGTACTTGGGTATCAGCAAGTGGCTTAGCACCAAACGGTGCAGCATATATGGGTCGTAAGGCACAGCGTAACATGGTTGTAGAAGCAATGCGTTCAACAATTGATACTAACTTATCAATTCGTGATGAAGATAACTTCTTCAACTTAATGGCTGCTCCATTCTATCCAGAATTGCAGACTAACATGAATGTATTGAACGGAGATCGCGGTGAAACAGCTTATATTCTAGGCGACACACCAATTGATCTTCCTGAAAGTGCAACAGACATTCAGGCATGGGCAACTTCAGTTCCTGCTGAAGGTGGTCCTGCAAGAAACACATATCTTGGATTGTTCTACCCAAGCGGATTAGCAAATGACTTGTCAGGTAACACTGTAGCAGTGCCAGCAAGTCACGCAATGTTACGTACATTCTTACGTAACGACACAATTGCTTATCCTTGGTTAGCAGCAGCAGGTACTCGTCGTGGTCTAATTGACAACCTATTAGGTATAGGCTATGTTGATAGAGCAACAGGCGAATTCGTAAACATCAAGACTCGCTTAGGTATTCGTGATGTTCTATACACTAACTTCATTAACCCACTAGTATTCTTTACTGGTAACGGTTTCTTGAACTACGGTAACAAGACATCATTCAATAGTCAAAGCGCATTGGATCGTACAAACGTCGCAAGACTAGTTGCTTACATCCGTCGTCAATTGACTATCGCAGCAAGACCATTCGTGTTTGAGCCAAATGATGCTATCACTCGTCAGCAAATCGCTGGTGTAGTACAAACATTGATGGTTGACTTAGTTGCTAAGAGAGGTATCTATGACTACTTGGTTGTTTGCGATGAGTCAAATAACACTCCAGCAAGAATAGATCGTAATGAATTGTGGATCGACGTTGCTATTGAGCCAGTCAAGGCAGCAGAGTTCATCTACATCCCAGTACGTATATTGAATACTGGTGAATTGTCAGGAGCTTAATAGAAAAAGATGAGAGCCTCGCAAGGGGCTCTCATGCAGATAAATAAGATTATTAGGAGATATTAAAATGGCAACAGCCTCACAATCATTGTACAACATGACAGTATCATCAGATAACGCTGGCGGAAACCAGGGTCTGTTGATGCCTAAGTTGCAATATCGCTTCAGAGTTAACTTTTTAAATTTCGGAGTTGATACTGACGCAGGTTTAGAATTAACAAAGCAAGTAATTGACTGTCAACGCCCTAACTTGTCATTTGCTGAAATTCCACTACAAGTATACAACTCAACTATTAAGTTAGCAGGCAAGCATACTTGGAACGATCTAACAGTAAACATTCGTGATGATGCTAACGGTAGCGTAGCACGCGCCGTAGGTCAGCAATTGCAGAAGCAATTAGATTTCGTTGAACAGGCATCAGCAGCATCAGGTCAAGATTATAAGTTCCAAATGAATATTGAAGTTCTAGATGGCGGTAACGGCACAAACGCACCGGTCGTCTTAGAACGTTGGGAATTATACGGATGCTTCTTAGGTGCAGCAAACTACAACACATTAAACTATGGTGCTAGCGAAGCTGTCACTATCGGTTTAACTGTGAAATATGATAACGCAGTCCAACTAGCAACTCCTGGTAATGCGACTGAAGCAACCGGCGTAGGATTTGAAATCGGAAGAATCCTAGCAGGTGATAGTGCTACTGGTATAGGTACTGCTACATAATATAAATTATTATGTCAGGATTCTTTCAAGACTTACTTAAGGGTGCCGCTGCCGGATTTTTCGGTAACGACACCCTTAGAGATTATACTCACGCTGCTAAAACTTTTCAGCCTGATGCATATGCATTTGCGCCGAAATATAAATTTCTCTTCCACACATATTTTAATATAAACACAGATGTTGTTAACATTAATCCTAATCAAAATATAGGATTATTAGTTAATAATGTAAAATTGCCTAGTTACACTTTTCAAACAGTTCAATTAAATCAGTACAATCGTAAACGTATTATTCAAACTAAAATACGTTACGAACCAGTAACTATAACGTTTCATGATGATAATCAGAACAACATCAATAAAATGTGGCAGCGATATTATAACTATTATTATGCAGACGGAGCAAGAGTAGTTCCTGAATTTGCAAATGTAAGAGGCGGTAGCCCACCACCTGCAGGTAATCAACTTGGTCAAACAGACAGTCCTGCATTAAGTCAATATAATAATAGAACAATTTATGAAAAATCAATAGCAGGTGATGAAAGTTGGGGATATGTAGGTGACACAGCTTCTCCTGATTTAAAGAAAAAACCATTCTTTAAAGATATCACTGTTTTCGGATTCAATCAAAAAAACTTTACAGCTTACACATTAATTAATCCTGTTATTACGCAATTCGGTCATGATACATACAACTATGATGAAGGCAATGGTACTATGAAAAACACTATGACCATTGATTACGAAACAGTAACCTATCATTACGGTAAGATGGATGATCGTAGCCCTTCAGATATTGTGACCGGTTTCGGTGTGGAGAGCAACGATGGGGTATGATAGAAAAAGAAGTCCGTTAGATACTCCGGGGTCTACTGGTAAAGTTTTAGGACAAGGTGGTCTTGTTGATGCTGCCGGCGGTTTTATGGAAGATTTATCGTCTGGTAATTTTTTAGGTGCAATTAAAACAGCAGGCACAGCATACAATACATTTAAAAATAAAGACTTAAAAACTGCTGTTAAGTCAGAACTAAAAAGTATGGCTATAGATGCTATACGAAATAACCCCCAAGACAACAGAAACACATCTGTGAGTATTCCTAAAGCAGGAGCAAGTCCTGGACCAGCCGGAACTGCTGGCTCCCCTACAATTGGTGGTGTTACGGCCCCAACAGCAGTAGGAAAAACTCCAACTGCAGGACAGCAAGTTAATGGAGCGATAAGTAATGCTGTAGTAAAGTTTACAAATACAGCAGTTAGCAAACCTTTACGTAGTATAAGTAAAGCAATTGGCGGTGGATAATATGGCACGTATCATAGACAATAGAGATCAATTAGATAAAACAGTAAAAATTTACGATGATTTTTATAATGTAAAAATCAATATACCTCCTAATGAATTTGATATAGTATTTGCATATTTTAAAGGTGTATGTGCGACTAATAAGATAGCATCAAACTTTACTGCTTTGCTTTTTAGAATATCAGATACTTCAGGAATTAATGCGTTAGAATTTCTTGCAGCGTTAAAAGGTTTGCCTAATAAACTTAAAATGAATGAAACAATGATATTCTATCTGAATACTTTCAGATCACGCGCCGCTTTGTATGGGGTGGGAGCGATACCTAAACCTGTACAGCCAGTAGCAAGAAACATAATTCAGTAATATGGCTAAATGGGCTCAAGGTATCTATACCCCCAAAAATCCACACAAATATGTAGGTAAACATAAGCCTAAATATCGCAGTGGATGGGAACTAACCTTTATGACTTTCTGCGACGGTAATGATAACATCATTGCTTGGGCTAGTGAAGCATTACAAATACCCTATAAAAATCCGTTTACAGGTAAACCTACAGTATATGTACCCGACTTTTTTGTATTATATCAGGATAAACACGGTAACAAAAGAGCAGAGATTGTAGAGATAAAGCCTAAAAAGCAAAGTATTATTGAAAGTAAAGTTGCTAGTGCGAAAGACAGAGCCACAGTAGCACTAAATCATGTTAAATGGGCAGCAGCTATGGGCTATTGTAAGCAAAATGGCTTAGTATTTCGCGTAATCACTGAAGATGACATTTTCTATCAAGGAAAGAAGCCCAATAAATAATACATGACTAAAAAATTGGAAGAGCTATTTGAACTAAGTTCATCAAATCAAAATGATGAAGATGTGCAGTTACCTGAGAATACTCAGGAGGTTACAGAAACAGCACTGTCAAATCTTGAAAAAATAGAAAATGCACTACCCCAAGTTCGTGGTTTAGAAACTGCGGATATTGAGATGGATACATTAGCAGAATTAGCTAAGAACAGCTATAAAGACCTGATGGATTTAGGGATGCAAGTTGATAGCAGATTTTCAAGTGAGATATTCGGAGTAGCAGGCACTATGTTAGGTCATGCTATTACAGCTAAAACTGCAAAAGTTCAGAAAAAACTGAAAATGATTGAACTGCAATTAAAGAAAGCTGCATTAGATCAGAAGAATGCAAAGAAAGATGAAGAAGTTGAGGCTACCCCTCTGGGTGAAGGTAAATTATTAGATCGTAATGAAATACTCAAAGTCCTAACAAGTAAAAACAACCAATAAAGATAAATATTAGATACGGGAATTATAGATATGAAAAGCCTTAAACAATACATAGCAGAAAGCGTACACTTGTACGAAGTTACTATTAAGATAGCTGGCGAAGTAGACAAGAACTTTTTAGATATGTTTATCTACAATCTAAACAAGTTTGATCCAGCCGAGAAAATAGTTCCTAAATCACTACCTATTCAAAAGGATCCGTATGGATTTCCTAACGTTCATAACGAACCAGTAACACTATTAAAGTGTAAGTTTCGTTATCCATGCACTGAACCAATGGTTCAACAAATGGCACAGTTGTTAGGCTACAATGTTAATATGGTACGTTTAGTATCAAGCAAATTTGACGACAGCATTAATGGTGAAGTTGAACAATATGCAAATCAAATGGATCATAGTCCAGTATTAACACACGAAGAATTAGAAGATAGCGGCGATGCTGCTAAGAAAGCAAGCAAAGATTACGGTAACTCATATCTAGATAGCATCAAAGACCAATCTAAAGATGGTTTCAAAGGTAAAGATATTCCTTATGATGCTAAACGTACTCCAGATAGTTTTGACCCATTTAAACCATATTTGGATGATAAAAAGATGGGAGATAAAAGTCCCATGACTAATATCAAGCGTCCAGCAAAGCCTAAAACAGGCGCCGGCGCATAATAGAGGAATATATCAATGGATTTCAAGAAATTTTTAACAATGATGTCGGAAGCAGAAACAACTGCTGAGAAAGATAACAAAGCCGAAAAAGCCGGTAAAAAGGTTGCCAAGGACATTGAATACGATGAAGGTAACAAAGGCAAAGATGATGAGAAGGCTGAGAAGGCCGGTGAAAAAGTAAAGAAAGATATTGAATATGATGACAAGAAAGATAAGAAGTCATTAAAAGATTGGTTTGAAATCATTGATCGTACTATGCTTGCAGAAGCAGAACAAGTTACAATTGAACCAGCAAAACAAAGCACACAAGTAATTAGACAAGGTACTAAAACAATAGGCACAGTTTCAAATCCACAATTGGCTGCTCAGATTAAGCAATCAATTGGCAAAGGAGAAATGTCATTAGCCGGTCATGAAATGAAAGAAGAAGCTCTTGATGAAAAGTGGGCAGGCGATGCTGAAGTAAAACCAACTGGTCAGTACAAAGATAAAAGTGTAGCAGAACTAAAATCAATGTTGGCAAAGTTGAAAAAATCAAGCCCGCATGATAAAGACAGTCCTGCTGCTAAGAAAATGCGTCAAATTAATTTTGCACTACGTGCCAAAGGCGGCTGGAAGAGCGGCGAAGGCGCTGCTATGAAAGAAGAAGAATTAGCAGAGAAAGCAAAGAATCCATATGCTATTGGCATGGCACAAGCAATGAAATCAACTGGTGATGAACCACCATTAGAAAAATCAACAATCACTAAAGCACATAAAATTGCTAAAAAGATAAAGAAAACTGATGAAGGTGAAATCCCAAGTTCAGGTCCTGACTATGGTGCAGGTCTCGGCGCAGGTCGTAAAGATAACATGTTGGAAGCAAAGCCTGATTTCTTAGACCTAGATAAAGATGGTAATAAGAAAGAATCAATGAAAAAGGCAGCAGCCGACAAAAAGAAAAAGAAGGTGGATGAAGCAATGAATACATGTGAAGCAGCTTATCACGAAGGTAAAGCACACGGTTTGACTAAACACGGTTATGCATGCCGTTATGATCATGGTTCACAAGAACATGAACATTATCATAAGGGTTTTAAAGAAGGTCTTGACGAATGTTATGGCCTAATGCCTGTACAGGGTTTAGTAGTAGGTGAAACTATGCCAGCAGCAACAGTTCCTGGTATGGCTTCTCAAGCAATGCCTGCTATGGAAGCAGATGTAGGAGAAGGTAATGCATTCGGTCAAGCTGTGAGAGCAGCTAAGGCAGATGGCATACAACCAGGCGAAAAAATCAATGTAGGTGGCAAATCATATCCAGTTAAAGAAGATGATGTATTTGCTTTTGAAGCATTAGATAAACAATTAAATGATTTATTAAATGAAGGTGTAAGCGTCAATATGTCACAGGGTCTAGAAGGCGCCGGTGGCGGTATGGATGATTCAGTTAGCGTTACAGCAACAGGTGACGATTCTGCTAAATTACTTGCTTTCATTAAGCAAGTAGGTTTAGGCGGATTAGGAGATGAAAAAACATTAGATACTCCAGCAAGTCCAGGAGTAGCGGTAGTCAGCGACTATGGTGCTCCTAAGTTCAGTGGTCATGATGGTATGACTGATTTGTTATCAAAAGTAACAGACGATTCAGATTATAAAGACGAAGAAGGTCACGGCGATGTACCAAAAATGAAAATGTGCGGTACACACGGAGTAGACGAAGGGAAATGCGGTTGCGGCGAAGGTAAAGAAATGGTTGATGAAGTAGAAACTGAAGATCAAATGGAATATGAAGTAGCCGAAGCTGACGGAGATTCAGGTGACTCAGGTCAAATTGAAATGGGAAAATCAGAAGCCGAAGAAGATGAAGCATTAGCAAAAGCCGCACAGCAGGATAAAGAATATACTGTAAATGAAGGTGGCGACGGCATGGAAGATGAAGAAGTTGAAGAAGCCAAAGAAGAAAAATTAGATGAGTGGGCAAATGATGCCGGTAAGAAAGGTACTGATCAAGCATTTGAACGTGATATTGAGTTTATGACTAAAGTAATATCAGGTGGTTTGAACAAGCCTAAATCAACTGGTCAAACAACTATACCTGTTATTGCAGGTCAAGATGCTCGTACCGGTGATGAAGATGTTACTGCTTGGAAAAAACTAGCAGGTTTGATGAAGTAAGTTAAATTGAACTTACCCGACAAGAGATGCCCGGTTCGTCCGGGCATTTCCTTTACTGCGATAAATACTGTATAACGGATAGAAGTTACTATGGCACAAAAGAATATTGATTTCGGTAGTTTTCCTGATGATCCAGATGCAGACTCAGTACGTGCTGCATTTAGTAAAGTACAACAAAATTTTGATGAACTGTTTAGCGGTCTTGAAGAGCAGGCAGTTTTATCTGTTAATAGAAGCGCAGGTGCGGGCATTAGTGTTAATAGCCCGACAGGCAACGTAATTGTTAGTGCAAATATCGCTTGTGTAAAAGTTTCAACAAACACATTAGAAATTAGTAAAGGAACAGCAGGAACTAATCTAGTAACAGTTACAGATAGTACCGGTACCCCCGGTATTATATTAATTGATCTTAAATCAGAAACAACTATTTCAAACATTTTATTGGTAGGAAACGGTAATTCATACGTTCAGTTAGCAAATACAGGTAATATCACAGCTACAGGAAGCATGGCATTAACAGGCAATGCGAATGTTGGCAATTTAAATACAGCAGGAAATGTAACAGCAGTGGGTAATGTGACAGGTGGAAACCTTGTTACAGGTGGGAATTTATCCGTTACTGGTAATGCTAATACAGGAAACATCGGTGCAACTAACGGTGTATTTACAGGTAATGTAACTGCGGGAAACGTTTTTGCCAATACAGGAACAGTAGGTGGTTTAAATCTATCAGGTAGTTTAATAACCGGAGCACAACCAAATATTACATCAGTAGGTACATTATCAAGTCTTACTGTTGCAGGTAATGCAGGAGCAAACAACTTTGTAGCAACGAATGATGTAAGTGCTGTTACATTAACAGGTAATTTAACAACTGCCGCACAGCCAAATATTACATCAGTAGGTACATTATCAAGTCTTACTGTAGCAGGTAACACTACAGGTAATGTAATTGTAGCAAATTATTTTAGTGGTGATGGAAGTAACATTTCTAACGTTACTGCTGTTCCTGCTAATCGTATCGTAAGTGGTACATCTAACATTCTTATTCCTACTGCTAACAGTAACGTTAATATTACTGTAGATGGCGTAGCAAACGTATTTGTTGTTACGAGCACTGGTGCCATAGTTACAGGTACAGCAAACGTAACAGGTAATGTTACGGCAGGTAATGTTGCTGGCGGTAATTTAGTATCCGCAAATTTCTTTAGCGGTAATGCTAACTTATTGTCAAATATTCCAGGTGCAAATGTTGTAGGTATTGTTTCTAGTGCAACAACTGCAACAACTGCTGCTACTGTAACAACTGCTGCTCAACCAAACATTACATCAGTAGGAACATTAACTTCATTAACTGTAACTGGGAATATTGGTGCAGGTAATATATCAACTACTGGTATATTAAGTGTAACTGGTAATGCAAATGTTGGTAATATAGGTGCAACTAAAGGCGTATTCACTAATGTAAGCGGTAACGGCTCAGCCTTAACATCACTGACAGGTGCTAATGTTACTGGTCAAGTAGCCAACGCACTTGTTGCCGGTACTGTATATACCAACGCACAACCTAATATTACAAGTGTTGGTACATTAACATCATTGTCTGTTAATGGTAATATTACATCAGGAAATGCAGGACTAGGCAATTTAGCTAGTGCTAATTTCTTTAATGGTAATGGATCATTATTATCTGCAATAACAGGTGCAAATGTTACAGGTACAGTAGCGAATGCAACACACGCAACGACTGCAAATACAATAACAACAGCAGCACAACCAAATATTACATCAGTTGGCACATTAACAGGTTTAAGTGTAAATGGTAATATTACTGCTGCAAATATCACAGCAAACACAGGCGTGTTTACTGGTAATGGTAGTGGCTTATCAGCACTAGACGCAAGTAACTTGTCAACAGGAACTGTACCAAATGCTAGATTGAGTGGTTCTTATTCAATTTCTGTAACAAGTGCAACCACTGCTGGTACAGTAACAACAGCAGCACAGCCTAATATCACATCAATAGGTACACTAACTGGATTAACAGTAAGTGGTAATATTAGTAGCGGCAATGCCAATCTTGGAAATTTAGCTACAGCTAATTATTATCAAGGAGATGGTAGTTTATTAACTAACATTTCTGTTGCTGCTGGCTCATATATTCTCAACGGAAATAGTAATGTTGCGATACCAACTCTTGACGGCAATTTAGAAATTACAATAGACGGTATTGCAAATACAGTGGTGGTATCATCTACAGGCACAAACGTAACCGGAACATTAAATGTCTCAGGTAATGCTAATATCGGCAATGTGGGTGCTACAAGATTTGTTGGTAATTTAGAAGGAGGATTATTAACTAATTCTCAGCCTAATATAACATCTGTAGGAACACTAACAGGATTAACTGTAAGCGGGAACACCAATTTAGGGCCTGCAACAAACGTTTCTATTTCAGGCGGTGCTGCAAATTATTACTTAACAACTAATGGTAGCGGCGGATTAAGTTGGACATCTGGTTCTTTCAGTCCTCCGGGCGGTTCAAATACAAACATACAATTTAATGACAGTGGAAATCTCGGTGGATCGTCTGCATTTACATTTAATAAAACTTCAAACGTTTTAACTTTAAGTGGTAACTTGTCAGCAGGTAACGTTTCTGCTACATTATTTACAGGTACTTTAGCCACAGCATC